CGTCGAAACGGCAGATTGAGGTGCCGGGGTGTACGTTGTGTGAGACGTGTGCGGAGAAGATTCGTGATTAACATCTCCCAAACCACAGACACAGTGGAGCCGTCCCTCCCGGCGGACCAGACCGTAGCCGCGAACGGTTGTGTCACGCGGCATTTGTTTATCGGAGTGAGGAAGGGTAATGCATTACTACAAACGCAACATCGGAGATTACGCCAAGAAAGCCGGTCGGCTGTCGATGTTGCAGCACGGAGCGTACACGCTCTTGCTCGATACGTGTTACGACCGTGAACAGTTCCCTACCAAAGAAGAAGCCATCGAATGGACATGGGCCTCAACCACCGCCGAGATCGAGGCGGTCGAGTTCGTTTTACGTAAATTCTTCACGCTCGAGGACGGTGTTTACATTCAAAAGCGCATCAAAGAGGAATTGGAAGAATACCATAGTAAATCCCAGACAAATAAACGAATTGCTCAAGAACGGGAAACGAAGCGTAGAGAAAAAAGCACGAAGCGTGTACCAGACGTGCACGAACCGCCACCTAACCATAAACCATTAACCATAAACCAAGAACCATTACTACAAGACACAAAGGTTATACCAAGTCCTTCGCGCGCGGGCGCTGTGTGTGTTGCGTTACGGTCAGAGGGGTGTATCCACACAAACCCCGATCACCCGAAACTGCTAGCACTGCTCAATGACGGGGCTGAGATCGACGACTTTATCCGAGCTTGGCGCGTTGCGAAGGACAGCGGCAAATCAAACTTTGCCTACGCACTTGGGATCGTCAAACGGGAACGTGAGGACGCGCAGAACGCAGTCACACAGGTAGGTGCAAAAAATGAATTCGGTGGCAGAGATAACCGCTCACGTGCAAAACGGGTCGCGGACAAGTTCGACGAAATCGGACGCGCTTCCCTTGCGCGGGAACGAATATTGGGCGGCGGCGATCGCGAAGAGGTTTCAAGTGCGCTACCTGCACCGATGGACGTCGGCGGTAGACGGACTTGAGGCGGAAGTCGCGAAAGAGTGGGCGCACGAAATCGCGGGCCTCACGCCTGAACAAATCAGGCGCGGATTAGACAATCTCCCGAAGGATTGGCCACCAACCGCCGGAGAGTTTCGTGATTTATGTTTGGGCGTATCGGATGCGCACAAAGAAAACGCCGCAGCATACCGTGACGACCGGCCACGCATTACAGATAAAGCGCATTTGTTGTCGAGCGATGAGCGCGATGCAAAGCGCGAACGTAATCGCGAGGAGTTGAAACGGGCGATGGCGATTTTAAAGGGAAATCAAACGCCATGAAATGCGAACACTGCCAAGAACCAACAATGCGCGGTTGGATTATCTGTAAACGGTGCTGGCAGATATTTATGGGTGACGTACCCATTCCCAAGGCGCTACCGGAGAGAGGCGCCATAATGACGCCAAGAGCGGCGCAAGAGGGGATTAAATTATTGCGCGAAGCTATCAATGCAAAACAATAAGAAATGCAAAAAATGCGGCGGGATAATGTCCAAAGGACGGGCGATAAAGCAAACCTGGAAATGCGCGCCATATTTTCTGCGTGAGACGCGGGGTGTGACTATGTTACCGGGCGGGCCGGGTGAGTTGATTGATTGCCTCAAGTGCGAGAAGTGCGGATGGAGTATGACCTATAACGCCGACATAACCGGCGACGCGCTTGCGCGGCGTCCGGGTTGAGCGCAGGGTTGGGCGCTGAACTGGGGGGACGATGATTACTGGTGGATTTGGAATGGTCATGGATTTGGAGCGCGGAACAACGCGCCGATGGGTGATGGGGAGCGATGGTGTAAAACGATGGGCGGACACTGGCAAACCTGTTTCCGAGCAGCGCATGTGCAAATGCGGAATGCCGTGGGAGCCAGACATGGATCAGTTTGGTTGTTGGTCGTGCGGTGCAGAAAAGCCTGTGCCCAACGATCTAGGTAACAGGCTGCCCGCCACTGGCGCGGCCAAAGAAGGAGAAGAAGGTTGAGCTTCCTCGAAACGCAAACGAACGCTGCTGGCGGGCAGTCCTTGTTGACCGACGTGTTGGGGGTCGGATCCGTGAGGCTGCACCCCCACGAAAACAAGTTCCACGCCGGCAACGGAGAGGACGGTAAGCACTACTGGCTGACGCCGCCAGACCTGTACGCGCAACTTGACGCGGAATTCGGGTTTGACTTTGACCCTTGCCCGTTCCCGAAGCCTGCGGACTTCGACGGCCTGACGTGCGAGTGGGGGCAGCGGAACTATGTGAATCCCCCCTTCGGATCCATCGTGCATCAGGGCAAGAAGAAGGGGCCGACCGCCTGGATGCGTAAGGCCATCGAGGAACAGCGCAAGGGCAAGTTGTCGGTGGTGGTGTACCCGGTGGATAAATGGGTGCTGATGATGCTGGCGGCCACCGGAGCGCAGAACGTCCGAAACCTCGGCGACGTGAAGTGGTGCGCGACTGAGGACGGATCCGCAGGGAAAGGGACGGGTCGGCACATCGCGTGTTTCGTGCTGACCCCCAACGACCTAGCTGTGCGGTTGAGTGAAGCACAGCGTAACGAAATCCGAACGAGCGTATTGTTATGAGTTACTTATTTTTAAATCTGAAAGGCGAATACTTTGACCAGATAAAGGCCGGAACAAAGCAGGTTGAGTATCGCCTTTACAATGAGTATTGGAAAAAACGATTGCTTGATGGCGGTAGATTTAAAGAATGGGAAAAGATTGTAATTAGGCGCGGATACCCAAGAGCCGACGATCATACAAAGCAGATAATGCGAAACTGGCGCGGCATGAGTATTGAAACTATTACGCATCCTCACTTTGGTAAAGACCCAGTAAAGGTGTTTGCTATTCGTGTGAACTCATAACGAGCGATAGGCCCCAAGTGTCGCATAACTACACACCCAAACACGCCGTAACAATCGGCCAAGTTTGGCGCCCTACTGCAAAGGAGCAACGTTACGAAATGAAAATCACAGGCGTGAGTGATACACGGGTACATTACGACAGCGGCGGAGCGGCACGGTTTGGAATGTTACGCAGGACGTTTGAGAGCTGGATTGATTCGGGTGAGATTGAACGGATATGACAACCGCCCGCACCAGAATAATACGCACCGAACAAGATCGCAACGCGGCGGCTATCGAGTTGCAGCGCTTGCCGCTAAACAAACCGTGGCGGGTGGTGGTGGATTTTTACGTACCCAAGCGAAGCCTTGCTTAAAACCGCCTGTACTGGTTGTGGATGACTCACCTAGGCGGATACCTCGGCTACTCACGCGAGGAAATGCACGAGGAGCTGGCGTTGATGTTTTTGGAGCCGATCACGTACACGGGTTTGGATGGCGAGGAACGGACGCGCAGAACGTCCACAACGAAGTTAAACGTAAAACAATTTGCGGAATACCTGGAGCAAATAGATCGGTGGGCGATCAGTGAACAGCAATACAGCCTACCCAAACCTGAGGATCTATATTGTGAGGCGATGGGACGATGAGCAAACTAGAGCGTGTAAGGATTTTAGCGTCGCACATGAGCATTTGGGTTTATAGCGTTGGCATACCGCCACCGGAAATAAATCAATTGTTTTTGAATTGGGTAGATCGGGGAAAAGTGCCGACGTTGAGCGATTTGCATAGAGCGATTGCAGCGAGTAACAAACGGTTACGGGATATCACAACAAAGTGAATCACTACGAGGACGCCGCGCAAGCTGCTGTTATCGCATGGGCGATGGTAGCAAGATTACCTAACCCGCCCGTCGCGCAAAAAAACCGCGTGAGCGATTATCTGTACCACCCGGCGAACGGTGGCAAACGATCACCACGAGAGGCCGCACGACTCAAGGCACAAGGCGTTAAGGCCGGGGTGATGGATTTGCACCTAGTAATCCCAAGAGTGCCGTACACGGGTTTGTGGATCGAAATGAAGCATGGGAAAAACAAACCGACGGACGGCCAGAAAGATTGGGCAGAGATCGTCACGGCGTGCGGAGCTAAAGTGGTTGTATGTTATACGGCGCAAGAGGCGATTGATACGATTGTTGAATATTTAAAGGTGTCGCAATGAGTAAATGTCTCGGCAAAAAGGAAATCATTAAACATGGCGTGACACGCGTCCTCAAAGATATCCCCGGCGTAAAAGTCAAAAAAACGGATGACGGGTTTACCGTGATGTATCTAGGTCGCGAGTATAACTACATTAACCCACCTCAGTGGAGGACAAGTCAAAGCGAGGGCGATACCGTCGTTACGCGCAAGACGGCACCCAATCGTGTAAAGGGTAAATACGCTTGGAGTGCGAGGCAGGTCATGGAGGATATTGGTATTTACGATAACATCTGGGGTAACGTGTGACAAATAGCGAGCTGGATATTGAGCACGCAATAGAGCAATGGTCTGATTGTGTGCGCGGATCAATTACGGCAGGTCTAGGATATCCACAAGCATCAACGGAGCACAGAGCGATACACGGGCGAGGAGGGCGCGCACCTGATTGGCCCGCGCTGGTAAATGAGATTGAGCTAGCAGTATGCGCAATGTCTAAACCGTATAAGCGAGCGATCAAGCTCACATACGTCTACCGGTTATCACTGCGCACAGGCTCAAAGTTTTGTCATTGCTCAGTCAACGAGTTTAGGTCACGGCTGGAATCGGCCAAGGCGTTTGTTGCTGGGCGGTTGTCGGCGCTTAAATCGGCTTGACTGTGCGCACAAAATACCCTATAAGTATGCTAATGTGGTTAAAGTCATGTCTAGGCCCCCCGGGAAACCGTGGGGCCTTTGTCGTTTATGGGAGCGCCCCGCGTGAATGAAGACCCTAAATCCTGGAATGGCACAGAGCGGCGCACCCTAGATTTGTCGCCCGAACAGATTGAAGAAATAGCAGACCTCGCAATGGCTAAGGCCGAAGAAAAGATACAGCGCGAGATCGGCAAGAGCGTGATTAGATTTATTTGGTACGTGTTAGGCGCAGTCCTAGTGGCCGTGTACGCGTACATGCAGGCCGGTAAGAGTGTTGGGCATTAGCATGGGTATATGGTGTAAAGTTATCGGGCATAAGATGCGCAACGCCACATCTGATGTAGCCGGGCCTACGACATGCGTAAGATGTGGATATAAGGTGCCTGGCGTTACATGGCCGAGGCCGCTCCCGACGGTGCCGAAAACAACTCCTCCGTCGTATATCAGTAAAAAGTAATATGGCTATCAGCCCACCAAGACCTTGCGCACATCCAGGATGCAACGTACTCATACACAGTGGCAGTCGATGCCCCCCACATAAAGCGGCGAACGAGGCGCGAAAAGCGGCGATCAAGCAAGATATCGACAAACGATACAACCAGGCACGACCCGCCACAGACAACTTTTATAAAACCCCTCAATGGGCGCGTTTCCGCGTGCAATACCTGCGCTCACACCCGCTATGCGTGGAGTGTGAGCGCAATGGACGCATCACCCCCGCCAAGATCGTAGATCACATCCAACCCCTTAAAACCCACCCTGAGCTAGGATTAGACCCCGCAAACATGCGCGGATTGTGCTCGATATGTCACAATCGTGTAGGGAAAAAGGTCAGAAAAGGGGAGGGGAGGTCGAAAGTCTAAGCGCGGGTGCGTCGGAACGAATGTGTTCCTCAAATTTTTACGACCGCAGTTGGAATTGTAAAAACTAGGTAGATTGTATGGCAAATAGACCAAAACCCACAGCGCTCAAATTGATCCAGGGTAACCCCGGCAAGCGCACGCTAAACAAATCCGAACCCAAGCCGCGCAAGGGCATACCTCCATGCCCTGAGTGGCTGTCAGAGCGCGCGCAATCGGCGTGGGCCGCGATCGCGCCCGAGCTGGAAGCAATGGGTATCCTTACGCTTGCAGACGACACTGCGTTGCAGGGATTGTGCGAGGCCTACGCAGATTGGCGCTCAGCATCCGCGATCGTGCGCGAGAATGGCGAGACTTACACAACCTCGACCATGAATGGCGACACCTCAATTAAACCGCACCCCGCAGTTGCGATGCGCTCAGACGCCGACCGCCGGTTGCGCGCTTGGTTAACTGAGTTTGGCTTAACGCCCGCCGCGCGCGCGAAACTGAGCGGCGGCAAAGGTAGTGATGAGCCGAAAGACCCCTGGGATAATTTCTAACGCGGTCGCTGAACGCGACTATGTACGGATCGCCGCGAACTACTGCCGAGATGTTGTCTCGGGAAAAATTGTAGCCGGTGAATTAATTATTGCAGCGTGCCGCCGTCAGCGTGACGACATGGTGCGCACAAAGAACGATAAAGCTTGGCCGTACAAATTTGACACCGAAAAAGCGGCGCGGGCCTGCCGATTTATCGAACGCCTGCCACACGTCAAAGGCGACCTTGCAAAAAATAGATCGCTGATTGTACTTGAGCCGTGGCAGTGTTGGATTATCACAACATACTTTGGTTGGGTGCATCGCACCACTAAGTTGCGCCGGTTTCGCCGCGCGTATACCGAGGTTGCGCGCAAGAACGGTAAAAGCTCTATATCGTCCGGTATCGGCCTCTATACACTCGCAGCCGACGGCGAAGAAGGCGCGGAAGTTTACGCTCTAGCCACCACAAAAGACCAAGCCGGAATCGTCTGGAAAGACGCCGCAGCGATGGCAAAGAAATCACCCGGTTTGCGTAAACGGTTTGGTGTCGAAGCAGGTGCGCAGGCAATCACGGTGCAAGCGCGCAATGCGACGTTTAGACCGTTGCCAGGCGACCCAGGGGACGGCACAA